GGTATCCAACCGCCAGGTCGTTGCCGAAACCGCCCGTGCGGGTTGCGGCGTTGTGGTTGCGGTTGTGGCTTCGTCGCTGGCTTGTCGGTATCAACCCTCCGAGGTGCGATCTCGGTTTCGCTTGGTGCGATCAGCTTGACGCCGCAGATTTCGCCAGCAGCCGCCGCTAGATAGGTCGCGTCGAGCCAGTGATTGTTTTCGTTCTTGACGGTCCAATAAGTTTTGACGCCCTTGCCTTCCTTGAACTCAGAAACCAACTCTTCGGCGACGAGGTGCATTGCGTAGCCGAGATGGCTCTTGCTGTGAATCGGATTGAATAGCGACAGCCCACCGCGCCTGAGCATGTTCTGCTCGTCGAACGTCGGAGTGAGAAAGCGTTCGTGAACGAACTGCTTCCAGTAGCTGGTATCGAGTTCGTAGAGCCAGACCGCCGACGACTCCATACGCTCTGCGTGGAGATGCTCGGATGCGATCGTTGTGGCCGTGTTCGCCTTGCGTTGTCGATACGGGTATTGACCTTTCGCCGGATGGTAAACGCTGCGAACCTCTTTGCAGAACGTGTAGATCGCCTGAGTGAACGTGCCTGAGTCTACAAGGACAAAGTCTAGCTTTCGCTCGGTTCCGGTTGCGTCAACATACTTCTTGACGGCTTGCGAGTCTCGCCATTCGAGGAGTGCTTTGTAGATCTGTGCCTCGGACGCTTCATTGTCCATGTCGCTGTTGGTGTTGCTAACCTCCAGCACGCCATAGTCAACTACGCAACCACCGGCACCGCTCCACCATGCGGTTACGGTCCAATGGCATCGATACTTGCCGATGTCGATTCCTGCGGTGAGTGCAACCGTGTTTGCTGGCAGTTGCCGACGATCAAGACCTGAGCATCGCGACATCACAACGTCGGCGTTGATTCCAATACCCATCGGACCCGCTTCTGGGGGAGGATCGTTATCAATCTCGGTTGCGACCGCCTTTGGCCCAACGTCGGCGACTCGGTTGTAGTAGGCATGGATCGCAGAAAGCTCAAGCGGTTCGCCGTCGCTGTGTAGCTTCTTCGAGTAGCTGTTGCGGTTGCTGACCTCGCAACCGGCCTCGATGTCGGTCTGGTTGTCTCGCCAGAACGCAAACGCTAGCCGTGCGTCTGGATCGTCTGCCGAGCGTGATTGACGCATGCCGATGTATTGCTGCACTAGGTCGATGCGATCCGGTTCCCGAAGCATCTTCCGGTATCGCTTGCCACGCCAAGACGGCTTGACCTGCGGATCGGTGAATCGGTAGGCGATGCACTTGCGGTTCTGCACGGTGCAGAGCATGACTCTCGGAACTCGCTCGGAACTGGCACCAAGACCCGCGACATCCTTCTCTATGATCTCGTCGTTCTTTTCGATCAGTGCTTCAGATGCCGCTGCCTCTCGATCTTCGATGTCGTCGATAATCGCCAGCGTTGGCCGAGCGTTTCGGAACTTGGTCCCGCGAACTGGGCCATCGATGCCCAAGCAGTAAAGCACCTGGCCGCAACTTGCGACCTCAAACGACTCCGGCCAGTCAGGTAGCTGTGATCTTGCGATCGTCGGGAATGCAATGTGATCCGCGGCAAGCTCAATGTTCGTGTTCATGCCGCCGACCGTTTGCATTCTAGCTCTTGACGACCAACCGCCGACCGCTTGCATTGGAACGCCGATCTCTGGATAGTCCGCGATGAATAGTTCATTTTGTTGGAGTTGCTCCTTGATGGCCTTGAGTTCTAGCTGCGCCTTGCCTTGGCTTTTGCCGATGACGACCGGAAACGTCGATAGCTTGCGGATCATCAGATACAGTGCCGCATGCGTTGCGATCGTCGTCTTGCCTTCGCCGCGAGGTCCGGCTATTGCCTGGTCGCCTCCGTAGAGTGCGGCGTCGATAATGGAGTGGAGCATTGCTAGTCGGTCTGCGGTCCAGTCTTCGCGGAAGATGTGAGCAAAGTAGGTGTCTAGCCACAACTGCGGATCGCTTTCGGCTTCGAGTCGGCGTGTAATGTTAGCGGGAATCGGTATTGCAAGGTCACGTTGCGCCGCTCTCTTGCGTGCCATCAGTTCGCGTTGCTTCATCCGCTCGTCCCCGCGAATCGGGTCCGCTGATGAGGCCGTTTTCGGATGCAAGGCGAGCAAGTTCTGTAGCTGGGACAGATTGAGCGATTGCAAGAAGTCGTAGCCGCTGGTCATTCTCCCTCGCTTCTTTTTTGGCTTCTAATTCTTCTCGTTTTGCGTCTAGCGAATCGGCGACCAAAAGTACCTTCGCTGCCTCGAGCATTAGGTCTGGATCTTGAATTGCCGTCATCAGCGCCGCCTTGATTGCCTCTTTGTCTACGTTCCATTTGTTTCGCAACGCTCGCCCCGCTAATCGCAAGTCTGCCTTAGTCTCGATCCGAAACACCCCCCCTCCCCCGAGGGTCTAACCCCCTAACTTTTTTGCAAAAAACTGTGCAAGCGTTCCTCAAGCTTAGTGTTACCCCCCTTAAAGGTAGCTTTAATACTGGGGGGTATAGGTAGCCACGCGTTTACACATAGCAATAAATTCTTCATTTGTCATGCTTCCTTTTGCCTTGTTGATCTCCTTTGCAATCCATTGCAGATTGCCTAATTGGTTAGTGCCGCCCTTGCTCAATGGAATCTTGTGATCGAGTTCTGCATCTTCCGGCGTTAGTATCTTGCCCGTTAATGCACACCTGTAAGATTGCATTTTTATCAGGCTCATTAGTTGCTTTGCTGTTGCATTTCCAGCTTTATCGTCTTTGTGCTTTTGAGTTGCATTCGACGCCTCATATTCCTCGATACTGAATCGCATTTATCTCTCCATTTAGCTTTTAGTTTAGCCGTACTACAACGACGACATTTCCTGTTCAATTGATAAAACGACTTTGCGACTACCTCGAACCAAGTCCGTGTTTTAAGTGCAGTCGCACCTTTTGCTGCAAAGGTAATACGGCTTCTCGATGTTCTCGCTGCTGATTGCGACTTACGAACCCAAGGGTCAGTTTCCGCTAAAGTATCTACGATAGGCGTGAGGCATTTATTCCACCACCTCGCCGCCTCGGAATGCTTCTTTCTTTCTTTACTGCGTCGCCTGCTGAACTGTAATTTTTTCAATCGTCCTTTTTTGGTCGCGACTTCTTCGCTTCGCCATGCTCCCGTTGCACGATGGTCTTGCTGGCAATCGACCGAACAATAAATGAATCGATGCAAATTTTCAGAAGGGCGAAGGATTACAATTCTCCCGCAATAATCGCATGGCCTTTGCACACGCTTAGACTCAAGATATTTTTTCATGCATTGCTCGCTGCAAAACTTCGTCTTCTTGCGGTGAGTAAAAACTATTGAGTCGCAACCTTTACACTTACGAGCGTTCTTGCTTTGGGTTTGCAATTTTCTTGTTTCTTTTTGAGTAAATCCCAAAGCCCTGCATTGCACACAAAAGCCGTTGCGTTTATACGGACGAGTTTTCAGGCAGTTTTTGCATTTTGACGCTTCGCCTTTTCTCTCCTGCTCGCCTCGCATTCGCTGGCAAAGCCTACATCCGCAAGGCTTCTTTTTTCTATAATGACTGCCAGCTTGCGAAAGCGTGAAAATTCCACAACATTTGCACACAATTTGAATAGGAGATTGAGAACCGTTGAATACTGATAAAGAGTAGTCGTACTTATCGCCATGAGTCTCTATTGCTTTATCTATAAATGACTTTGTGTCGCGTACTTGCACCGCTCTCATGTCTGCTTCGCCCTTACCTCGACCTGCCTGTTGGCATTCGAGTTATAGACCTCAGTCACCTCGTCTCCACCAGGATTCGCAAGCTCCACCGACCATCGATAGAACCCAGGTGCAAGCTGACTAGTGACCGTCTTCGTCAGATCAAACGACAACCGCCACTCTCCGCCGCCGATGTCCGTCACCGTGCCCGACACGTTCCAAGAATCGCCGGTCTCCTCTGAGTAACCTCCAAATCGGCATGTCGCGGTGCCAGCCGAGAACCCAGTTCGAGCGTCGATCGTCCACTGGAACGCTCGACCATTGCTTTCCTTGTAGTCGTCACCACTGAATATTGGCGTAGTAATATTCCCG